ACTTGAAGCAGCGCGTCAGACTCAAATGCAACAACTGTTTGAACCATATCAGCGTTATGCTTTTCTTTCAGATATTTACAAAGGTGCGCCGTCAACTCAACAAACTATTGCGTCAGGCGTATCTCCTAGTGTTTCACCAGCTCAGCAGTTCCTTGGTCTGGGCATAGCAGGATTGTCCGCGGCAGGCGGGGCAGCAAAAGCGGGGTTATTCGGATGATGAATAGAGGCGTACTACAACGGCAGATGTTTGCCAAAGGCGGAGCTGCTTTTCCTGATTTGACTGGAGACGGCAAAATCACACAAGCTGATATCCTGAAAGGTCGAGGCGTTGAGTTCAAGCAAGAGGGCGGTATTGCTGGTATGATGCCAGAACAGCCCCCTGCCATGGCGGCAGGTATGGCGGCAGGACAGGCGGCTATGATGCCAGACCCCGGTGCTCCTGCCCAACAGGCCGCCGGAACCATTGATCCTGCGGTTATAGAACAGATGCTAATGGGTGCGGCAGATGCTGGTATCGGGGATTTAGAAAATATTGAAGATCCCGAAGATATGATGAACGCCATACGTGGCGACGAAGCCAGTGTTGAAGAGCGTTATGCAGAACTAGCTCAGGTTGTAGGCCCTGAAGATGCTCAACAAACACCAGAATCTGTTCTAGCTCTGGTTCAGCCTGTTATGATGATGGCCTCTGTCGATCAGGGTATCGGCGAGCTTGCTCAAGAAGAAATGTCTGCTCCGGTAGAGGGTGCGATGGCACAGGGCATAATGTCCACAGTTGCTCCACCTGAACCACAGCCGATGCCCATGGAGGGGGCACCTCCCGTAAATTTTAAAGATGGCGGGCTGGTCCGCCGCGGAGACAACCAGCCGGTCATAAAAATGCAGCAAGGTGGAGACCCTATCGCTCAAGCCGGTCGTCTTGGTGAGCTGTACCAGCAAAAGATGCCGTTATATACAAGCATCCTTGGGGACCCTACCGCTGACCTTGAAGAGCAGAAAAAACTGACACAGTCTCAAATGCTATTTGACATTGCCAACACTGCGTTGGCTTTTGCCGCACCTATGGAAGGTGAACGGCCCGGTATGAGTGCGGCAGAACGCTTAGCTTTTGCAGCGCGGACCACGAAACTTCCACAGACTATTGGTGCTCGCGCACAGGCGCAACGCGATAAAGAGGCCGCGGCTAAAGCACAACAGCAACAGCTTAAACTGTCAGCCCTTAGTGCGGCAGAAGCCGGACTGACCGCAGAAGCAAAAGCCGCTTCTGAGTTAGCGCAAAAAAAGCTAGAGGGCGCACAGAACATAGCTGAGATTACGCTGAAGGACAAACTGTCTAGTGCATCGTCGCGAGCTTTGGAAAAGCTAAAGCAAAAAGGTGCCGAAAGTCTGGAAGATCGAAAGCAGGCCAACCGTGTGGCTCTTGAAGGTGTTCAGCAACAGAACCGTGAAGCTATAGAGAAGCTTGAGCAGTCTGGCAGTCAAGCCGATATTGTCCTTGCTGACAAGTTGAAAAAAGAAAACATGGAAATTCAAGCCAACATTGAATTGGGTAAGATGGACGTAGCTAACGAATATGAGCTTGCCAAGATGGACAAAGCCCATGAGCAGGCAACAGAGCTGAACACTACAAACAACGCTCTGAGGGAAAAGTTAGCTAACATGGATAATGAGCTGGCTCAGCGTCGGTTAAAGCTTGATACCATTAAGGCCGAGGTTGCGCGGGCACAGGGTGAGCGCAAGATTGAACTAGAAGAAGAGGCTTTGAAGATGGAAGCCGAGATGAATACGTTTGAGCAGGGCTACAAGAATAAAAAGCTGGCTCTCGAAGAGGCCGCCGCGAGACTTACACGTTTGGGCACGAGCACCGAAGCGCGGATCACGACTCTTCTTTCTAATCCAGAGAGCTTGGCTAAATATGCGGCTGGGACTATGGGTCCAGATGAAACTTTGGAGTTCAATCAGGCGATTGCTTACTATAACGCACCGAAGCAGGTTTGGAATGAAAAAGAGAAACGCTTCGTTCTATCACCGGGTAATCCGCTGTCTAACGAGCTTCTTTCTTCTATCCGGATTCGTCGGGAAAATGGTCTTACATATCCAAACATAAAACTGGACGAGGCCGCACCAGAAAATAAACCTTTAGAAAGACAAACAGATTTTACTAACGCGGTAACTGTAGGACTACAAAACCCAATGTCGGCTTTTGGCTCCGTGGCTGTAGGAAAAAATGTCATAAACAATTTGTTTGAATTTTTTACTGCAAGTGCTCCGTTTAAACCGGAAAAATCTGCAATAAATGCGGCAAAAACTTTAAATCAAAACTTTCTTCAAACTTTTCAAAAGTCCGCAGAACTTAGAGAATCTGTTTTTCAAGCTCAATTATTGCAGGACTTAACACCTAAACCTTTGGAATTATTCACCGGACCAGACACATCAGCCGATAAAGTGGATAAAATTTTAGGCATGATTACAAACGCGAAACAAGTTTTGCAAAATAAAATAGATAATCTTCCTTTAGACAGTAAAGAATATAAAGACGCACAAACATTCTTGTTGCAAATGAACCAGTTAGAAGATGGATATGGTGTTTTTAGAAATGCTTACAGATTAGGCAGCGCGTCACAGGGCAAAGTGGACACTCTCCGCAGCATCATTCAAAAAGGGAAGAAAAACTGATGGCGGAAAACCTTAATATAAGCCCAGTTACTTTTTCTAAAGATCAAATGGATCAGATTAACCAGCTCTTTGTGGACGAACAAGGAGGGGCAGAACCTGTTCTAGCTCAACAACTTACGTCTGAAGTTGCCGTTGATTACCCGGAGCTGATTACCTACGAGGGTTTGAGAGACGGAACTGCGCCGTTGTTTAGTCAGCTACCGCAGTTCGCGAACCTTGCACCAGAAGACCGTAGTCTTAGCAACGCACAGATTATTTCTTTGTTTGCTGTAGATGAGCAGGGCGAACCTATTCAAGAAGGTACTTTTGCTGGTGGTGTAAAGCGTGAAATTTTGCCGTCTGTGTTTAGCTTAGCTGGAGCCAAACTTGGCGCAGAAATAGGCATGGGTTTACAACAGCCGATCCCACCAGCGGGGCCATGGGCTGTTGCCGCAAAAGTTGCTATTCCTACCGTTACCACCCTTTTGGGAGCTACCGGTTTTTATAAAGCAGGTGAAGCTACTGCCGATGAGTTGTTTGGTCCAGAAAAACCTGTAACTCCCGGCTCTATCGCCGCGTATGAGTCTGGGAAAACTTTTGGTGGAGCAATCGGCTGGTTGCCGATGCCTTACATGATTTCTACGAACGTAAATTTTGGTGCAGCACAGTTTCTTGATAACTTAGCGGGAGAAGCAAAGGGCCCTCTTAGCACCCGCTTAATTGCTGGGGCAGAAAAGCTCCTGAGCAAAACAGGGACCGCGGCCCGTAAATCTCCTATCGCCACTGCGGCTATAGAAACTGGAGCTGGAGCTGGAGCCGCAGGCGGAGCTTACATTGCAGAGACTGTAGATCCGGGTGATGCAAGTACACGGCTAATGGCAGAAATACCGGGTGGTATAAGTGCCGCTATTCTTTCAGATCGTTTAACCGCTCTTGTTCCAAACCTAAAGAAAATAGTTCAACTTCCCGGTAAAGTAGCCCGCGGAGAAGTTAATCTAAAAGGTTTTAAAGGTCGTCGTCAACAAGCTGGTGCAAACCGTATTTTAGATATTTTAGAGGAGTCTGGAGAAGACGTAGATGCTATCATTGAACGTCTAAGTTCAAAAGAATTTGAAGATGTTTTAATTGATCCAGATACTGGCAGACCCATTACACTGACTGCGGGTATGAAGGCAGATAGTCCTGCTCTTTTAGCTATTGAAGCAGCTTTAGCGCAAACAAGCCCCGGACTAGGTAAAGAACGCTCTGCTAAAAATGTTCAGGCTAATAACGCGTTGCGTAACACTATTGCGGCTCTAGTTGCTACGGGTAATCCGGATGCGTTACAGTTAGCCGCTCAAATGGCGGAAGACCTATTCTCTGCTAGCCTAACCAACCGTCTGCAACGTGCGTCGGCAAATGTTCTTTCAGCTAGAGACCGTGTGGGTGGCACGGACCCACAAAGCAATGTAGCTCTTTCCACAAAATTGTTTGAACTTGCCAGTTCACAACTTTCTCAAGCTCGTGCACAAGAGAAAAAGCTTTGGAATGCAGTAGAAGATGTAGATATTAATGTATTTCGCGATGCCGACGGTAACGAGGTTGCTCAGCCTAACTTCCTAACAGCTTGGGAAAATTCAATGCCCAAGACAGAAGAGGCAGCGGCTGAAATTAACAAAAAGCTTGGCCCATTAGCTACTTTTATTAACCGTAAGCGTGGAGAGTTGGGGTCTACCTTAAATCTGCTACCCATGACTGAAGAGTTTCAGGCTAAATTTAACACTATCCGAGATATTCTTAAAGAGACTCCTGTTGACCAACGCGATGCTTTTATCAAAACAGAGCAAGATGCCTTGCTTCGGACTAGCCCAGACACCGAAGAAGGAAAGTTTTTTACTAATTTAGAAAGTCTTAAAGGGGTTGATTTAGACGGTATTGACGCTCCTCTGTTAACTACAACAGAGGCTACAGAAATGCGTCAGCTTGCACTAAATATAGCTCGTCAACAAACGGCTATTGGAGATTACAACGCAGCTCGTATTGCATCCAATTTTGCCGATGGTCTTTTAGATGATCTTAATTTTAACATTCCTGAAGGTGAAAATGCGGCATATGATATTGCTCGCTCATATTCAAGGTCTCTAAACGATACTTTTACTCGTGCTTTTGCGGGTCGTGCTCTAGAAAAAGGCAAAACTGGGGCAGAACGCATAGCTCCAGAACTACTAGCTCAACGTCTAATGACAGGAGGTTCTGATCCAACATACTTGCGGGTAAAGCAAATTAATGATCTTGGACAATTTGCCATAGATAATGGTTTTGAAGGTGCGGAAGGGATAGCCGCTAGTATTCGCGGAACTCAAGAAATGATTATTCGTAACGCACGAGCCGCGGCCTTCGATCCTCAAACTGGTGAAATCAACATCAAAAGCCTGCAAAAATGGATGAATGCTAATAGTGAGTTGTTAGATACCTATCCTGCGCTTAGAGCGGATTTAAATAATGCGGCACGTGCAAATACTGTTTTGCAAGGGCGGCAGATGCAAAATAAAAGCGCAGAAGCGGCCATGAGGGGTCAGATAACTTTTAAAAATTTGTTGCCTAACAATACAGAAAGCCCCACTTTTGCTGTCAGTCGCGCACTAGCTAATGGTCAAAAAGCTCCGATTCGATCTTTAGATAATTTAATGGATGTTGTTAACAGTGCTCCCGAAGAACTTCGCGCCGATGCCGCTTCTGGATTAAAACATTCTATTTTAGAATGGGCGATGACAAAAGGTGGAGCAACTAGCCGTAGCTTTAGCCCCCGCAGTATGTACGATAATTTGTACAGTAAAATTCCAAATGCTAAATCCAACATTAGTGCTATGGATTGGATGTTAGAGAACGGCGTCATAGAAGAAAAACAAGCTAACCAAATGAAAAAATATTTAACAGAGATGGTTCGTCTTGAGGTCATGGATTCTCAAGGCACTTTGGGAGATATTGCCGAAGGTGCGGGCCCGATGCTTGATTTCTACTTAAGAATTTCTGGTTCTGCTTTTGGTACGCAACTGCAAAGAATGCTCCCCGGTGGAGGAGGTTCAGGCAGTTTGATTGCCGCATCCGCGGGTTCAAAAGCCATGCGTAACATCTTTGATAAAGTGCCGGAAAGCATGAAGATGGACGTTATGTCTGAGATGATGGAAAACCCAGAGCTTCTTGCAGCTATGATGCGTAAACCACGCAATGATAAGGAAAAAATTAGAATAGCCGGTGTGGTAGGCACCGTTTTAGACAAACTTGGATTCACTTCCGCGGAGCCAACTCGTGTTGGTCGTCGGGCTGTGCCACAAGTTCTCAGTGATGACGAAGTTGAGCCGATTGAAGTAGAAGAACAAGAAACAATAGAAGAAAGCTCTGTGCGTCCCACTATCGTACAGCCCCCAGTTCCGGCGCAACCGGTGGCACAACCCACAACCACCCTTGCGTCGGCAACACCTCCTGCACCGTCAGGTCCGGTTGACCGCTCGCGGTTCGCGGCCCTTTTCCCGAATGACATGGCTTCAGGTATGATCCGACAGCAAGGCATTGGGAGCTTGATGGGATGAGTTGCGTCTGCTCTAACAAAGTGTCATCTAACATACCGGCTGTTATTGAGCTGATGTTACAGTCTGAAATGCACCGTGATTGGTTTTTGCATGACCTTGAACGGCTGGTCATACCTGCACTAAAAGAAGACAAGCTTCTTGTCATGTACGACTATGGCGACGTTAAGGAGAAAGCGCACAAGGAAGCGTGGCCCACGGGCCTTTTCTCATATGCGTTTCTGAACAAAGAACAAGAGGCGGGTTATAAAGACGGGTCTAAAAAATTAACTTCAGACATCTGGAGCAACGGTCCTGATGATGGTATGCTATACGTGATAGATTTCATAGCACCGTATAACAACGCATTAAAAGTAGGTAGATTTGTACAAAAGGTTTTGACGGAACGCTACATTGAAAGCTATCCATTAGATGGGGCCAATTTTATCCGTCAGGCTCTGGGTAAAAGGTTGGGCTACGCAACAGGAGTACAGTCCGAACTTGATGTGAGGAGATATTGCTGTGCTGTATAAAAAGCGTTGGTCGGACGGCCTTAACCAAGATTTTGATCACCTGAACGAGTTTGAAGCCAAGTTCTACTGCTTTGGTGGTGACGGTGGTGGTGACAGCGGTGGTGGCGGTGGCAAGTCACCTTCTAAGCAAAATAAAAAAGCCGCGGCCCAAGAACCTAAACGGGGTAGACCGGCTCCGCCTACTAAGCAAGAAACGCTTAACATAGTTAATCGAGCCGCTCAGGATTCTTTAGAGGCAAAACGGGGCTTACAAGATTTCTCCGCTCCGCCGCCAAATGCACAAAACGCGCCTAGCCTTGGCGATCTTTTTGGGGCAAGAGTTCCAGACAGCTTAGCTAATGTTACTCCTCAGCAAAACGTGTCGACCCTTACTCCGGCTTCCTTCACCACGGAGCTTCCTAGTGTAACTTCCCTGCCGTCCATGGCAGATATGATAAACATGGCTCCTGCTGCGAACGTAAACACTTACAGTCCACCCACACAACAGAACGTAAACCCATTAAGTGTTGATTTAGGGCCCGGAACACTAACTCCCACCTTTGATCCAGCAAATCAAGGTGTTGGTTTGAATTTCAGTATGCCCTTCAACACCTCTAGTGTTAACCAACAGGGCATTGGCTCCTTGGACCAAAATAGGGTTATGGATGCGCTTACTTCCGGCGTGAACAACCCGCAGGCTACAACAGCTCCGACCACAGATGTTGCTTTTCTAGACACCGTGCAAAACGTATTTGGAACCTTGCCCGGTCAAACTACATACAAAGGCAACTTAGCTAGACGAGGTAACACGTATACTTCAGCGTCTACTGGTGGCAGATCTAGCACACAGAAACAGAAAAACTTTCTTGATCAGATCGCAGGTACAGGTAAGACAATGGCTAGCCAAGTTGGACTTGGAAGCCTGTTCGATTAAAGCAACCAGTCCCGTGCTTCCTCGCCCAGAACCTTACCCGCAAGGTCAATCTTGCCTCTCAAAGCTTTGAGTATCTTTTCATCAATAGTGTCCGGCGCAACAAGGTCAACATAGGTGACCTTATTTGACTGGCTGATACGGTGAGCACGGTCTTCCGACTGCAATCTAATCTCTAAATCATAGCTGTTGCTAAAATAAATGACCGTATTGGCCGCAGTTAGAGTGATACCATAGCCACCGGTCTTAGGCTGGCCGACAAAGAACCGTAGCGCACTGTCCTTATCCTGAAACTTAGAGACGGTATCCTGTCTGTCGTCTTGTGCCGTATCGCCATAATAAGTTGCGACCGCCTCGGGCCCAAAGCGGTCGCGCAGGGTAGAGGCTATCTGTTGAATGTCCTGTGTATAGGTCGCCCAAATGATTGCCTTTCCCTGTAACTCGTCGCAGATGTCAACCAATTCTTTGTATCTGTTGCTTGCTACAGGAACGGTGTTACCGTCGTCATCTGTGATATGCCCGCAACAGATTTGCTGTAACCGCATAATTTGTGTCAACACACTAGCGGTTGTGGCCAGCTCGCCATTATCTAGCTGAGCAAGAGCAAGCTTTTTCATCTGGACATATAACTTTTTTTGCTCATCTGTTAGAGGCACCTCACGTTTAGTGTAGACCTTATCTGGCAAATCTAAACAATCTTCTTTCAAAATACGGTTGCTAAACTTTTCTAATTTTTCATTTAACTCATCTAGCCGACGGTACGCCACGATCTCCTGAAACGCACGGTTTCCCATTTTTCGTTTTTGTACAACAGCGTACCTATTTTGAAAGGCGTAGTAACTATTGAAGCCAAGCGCACGTTCAGCCAAAAAGGTGCACTGAGCAAACAAGTCCATTGGAGACTTTGTAACAGGCGAGCCCGTTAAGATGCGCCGATACTTAGCCTCGTCAGATAGCATCATTACGTTCTTGGTGCGAGTGGCTTTGCGGTTCTTGATCGTCGTGCTCTCATCCACCACCATGATGTTATCAGGATTATTTTTTAAAAAAGCAAAAGCGGCCTTTGTGCCACGTGGTGTGGACAACGCCTCGACGTTCATCACAAATATTTTGAGGCCGTCAAACGGTTTATACACCAGCTCTTTCATTTCTTCCTGAAACTTTTTAGCTGATGACGGTGTCCAACGCACAATCATACGTTTTACGTTGTCAGACAGATGCGCGGGTATTTCTCCCTTGACCCAGTTGTCATACACACCCTTCGGAGCTACGATTAAAGCCGCGTTAATTCTTCCGGTGGTGTACAACGCACCAATGGTATCTATTGCGACTTTCGATTTGCCTGTTCCCATTTCCATGAACAGCGCATAGTATTCTGCGGACCACGAGTCTTTCCATGCCTGATGCTGATGATCATAGGGCTTTGTTTTAAAATTATATTTTGACACGTTTTTCTCCTTGACAATGCGAGTATATAAGAATATATATGATTATGTCAAGGCCCGAACGGTGCCTTTAACAACGAATGGAGAAACGCGATGAGCGATATATTCGATCAGATGGAAGCCGACTTTGAAAAGAGTATGGCATCTTCCGTCGAAAAAATGGACCAAGGTGACTTAACCACAGTCGCTGGTATGGCCCGAGCAATCCGTGACAAAGAGCAAGAAGTTGCCGCCCTTGAGCAAAAGCTGAAGGACGAAAAGAAAGCTTTGCTTAAACTCACTGATGAAGAACTGCCTACCATGCTTGCAGAGATTGGTCTGACCAGCATGAAACTTGACGATGGCTCTGAGGTGACCGTCAAGCCAACTTATGGGGCATCCATCCTCGTTGACAATCGACCAGCCGCATACGAATGGCTAAGGGAGCATGGTCACGATGACATCATCAAAAATACGGTTGCCTGTGCGTTTGGCAGAGGCGAAGACGACCAAGCGTCGGCCTTCAAAGCCTTCGCTGAAAAGCAAGGCTACTATGCCGAACAAAAAACGGAAATACATCCGCAAACACTCCGTGCGTTCGTTAAAGAACGGGTGGAAAGTGGTGACGAATTTCCGATGGAACTCTTCGGAGCGTACATCGGACAAAGAGCCGTCGTGAAAAGGAGCAAGTAATGGCTGAAAAGAAGAGTGCTGTAGCAGAGCAAAAAACTGCTGAAATCGTCCAGTTTGACCCAACAATGTTCGAGGAAGATGCTGGCGTTGGTTTAGAAAATATGGGTCAAGACGATCTTGCCCTGCCGTTCCTCAAAATTCTGGGCGGTATGAGTAAAGAGCTTGACGATCTGGAAGACGCTCGGAAGGGTGACATCTACAATACTGTGACCGGCGCGGTCTACAAGGGTAAGGATGGTATTAAAGTAATACCTGTCGCTTACCAGCGTCGCTTTATTCAGTGGGCCCCCCGTGGCGAAGGCACTGGCGCACCGACGGCTATCTACAGCCCCGGCGAAACAATGCCAAAGACTGAGCGGTCCACAGAGGACAACAAGGAATACGTCATGGACGGTTCCGGTCAGTACATCGAGGAAACGCATCAGCACTTTGTAATCGTACTGCATGAAGATGGTGCGGCGGAAACTGCACTTATCGCCATGAAGTCCACGCAACTGAAGAAGTCGCGTAAGTGGAACAGCATGATATCGTCACTGACGATGCAAGGTAAGAACGGGCCTTTCACACCGCCACGTTTTAGCCACGTTTATCTACTGAAGACCCTGCTCGAAGAAAACAGCAAGGGTAGCTGGCATGGCTGGGAAATGAGCCGCGTCGGTCCTGTAGAGGATGCGGCTACATACCAACGCGCCAAAGATTTTGCTAAGAGCATTACCGAAGGCGATGTGGTTGTGAAGCACCAAGATGAGTCCGCTGGTAACGAAACACCGGACGACATCCCGTTCTAAACAGTAGGGGCGGCAGAGATAATTTCACCGGAGAATGGCTGTTTTCTCCAAGCATTACCTTTCTGTCGCCCCGCCCTTGGGAATTATCATGTCTGTAGAAAAGTTTTCAGCCATTTTCGACGGGCTCAAGCTCGCGTATGGCACATATAAAATAGAAAAACAACAGGCGAACGGAAAGCACTCCGGACGGGCCGCCATCGTGCGCGAACCACGGACCGCGGCTCTCTGGGAGGGACACCTGTCCGGTAAGGGACGTTCTGTTGGAATTATTCCAATCAATGAAGACAACCTCTCTGTTTGGGGCTGTATCGACATTGATCAATATCCATTAGATCATAAGCTTCTTGTCGAAAAGATAAGAAAGATGAAACTGCCTCTCATCGTCTGCCGGTCAAAGTCCGGTGGAGCGCACTGCTTTTTGTTCACCACAGAATGGGTAGAAGCCAAAGATATGCAATCTACCCTGCAAGAGATATCTGCCGCGTTAGGTTATGGTGGGTGTGAAATCTTTCCAAAACAGGTTAAGCTCCGTCTCGACAGGGATGACGTAGGTAACTTTTTAAACCTGCCGTATTACGACGCTGAGGATGGCCTACGTTACGCGATTAAGGATGATGGCACCTCAGCTACCTTAGAAGAGTTTATCGCGCTCTACGAGGCGCATAAGCAGACCCCTGAGCAGTTGCTTAAACTTCAGATAGGTGACGAGGCCAAAGAGTCTGTCCCGATGAAGGACGGACCGCCATGCTTGCAACACTTGCTGAAGAACAAAATCAGTGAGGGTGGCAGGAATAACGGTCTGTTCAATATTGGTGTGTATTTACGCAAAGCATATCCTGATAGCTGGGAGTCCGAAATCCTGACATATAATCTAACTTATCTTGAGCCGCCGTTGCCGCTGAATGAAGTCAACATTGTGGCAAAGCAGTTAGAGAAGAAAGACTACGCCTATCGCTGTGGTGACAGTCCGATCAACGCACACTGTAACAAAGAGCTATGTCAAACCAGAAAGCACGGCATCGGGGCGGCCATACAAGGCGCGGCTATCGCGAACCTTCGTAAGTATGACTCCATCCCGCCGGTCTGGTTTGTCGATGTAAATGGCGAGCCGCTGGAGCTGGACACAGAGGGTCTGATGAGCCAGCCAACTTTCCAGAAAGCCTGTATGGAGCAACTTAACTTCATGCCACGCTCAGTGAGCAAGCAGGTATGGGAAGGCCGTATCGGTGGGCTGTTGACTGAGATGAAGGACAATGAGAGTGCAGTTATAGAAGTGGCAGAAGATGCTAGCATTAGTGGCCAGTTCTATGATTACCTTGAAGAGTTCTGCGTCCACTTACAGACAGCGAATGACAAAGAAGAAATCTTGCTGAAGCGTCCATGGACAGATGAGGAAGCGGGAGAGACACTTTTCCGTTTAAAAGACTTTGAAGCGTTTTTGAAGCGAAACAAGTTTTTTGAATACAAGACGCACAAGGTAGCTCAACGCTTGCGTGACATGGGCGGAGAAAGCCGTCAGATGAAGATTAAAGGACGACCGGTAAGAGTGTGGGTAATACCTGCATACCGGATAGCTGAGGTGGACATGAAGCCACCTAAGTTTCAGGCAGAACAATCGGAGGCACCCTTCTAATGTTAGTGGCAGATGGATTTGATGATGCGTTTTTAGGTATTGGCCAACGTGCCGGTCAGGAAGATATTGCGGTATACGACTTTGATAAATGTGTCGCAATCTTGTGTGAGCGAGACGGTATGAACTTTGACGACGCCGTAGAGTTTATGTATTACAATGTCGTCGGGGCGTGGGTAGGGAAACAAACCCCAATGTTTGTCAAAATTCTGCCAAGCATTCAGGCTCTGCACGATGAGGAATACTAAGATATTTCGCATCTATGGTCCGCCCGGAACGGGGAAGACCACCACGCTTCTGAACAAGATTGACGAAGCTCTTCACGCTGGTGTGAACCCTTCACATATTGGTTACTTTGCGTTCACCAGACAGGCGGCAAACGAAGCTGTGGAGCGGGCCTGCTCTCGTTTTAATCTGGAGAAGTCACAACTGCCGTGGTTCCGGACGTTACACAGCTTTGCATTGAAGCTATCAGGTATCCGTCAGGAACAGGTGATGCAACCGGAGCACTATAAAGAGTTAGGCTTCGCACTGGGCTTTGACCTGACCGTAGATAAGGCAGGCTCCGACGATGTGTTTGACCTGACTAAAACAGATAACCCTGCCATCAGCCTGATTAACCTTGCCCGATTACGTAAGGTAGACCTGCGTGAGCAGTATGATCAGAGCGAGATTAATCTAGATTGGACAACGGTCAAATACATAGCTGACAGCCTGCAAGAATATAAGAACCGATGGAACCTGTATGACTTCACCGATATGCTCGAAGTCTTTGTGCGAGAGGGCGCAGCTTTCTGCCCGCGGCTCGCGCTTACTTTTATCGACGAGGCGCAGGACTTGTCCCCACTGCAATGGGACGTAGCTCATGTGCTCGAAGAACATAGCTCACGGATCTATTGCGCCGGTGATGACGACCAAGCTATCTACCGCTGGGCTGGCGCAGATGTCGAGCACTTCATCGGCCTGAATGGCGGCTACGACGTACTGGAGCAATCCTATCGTGTGCCATCCTCTGTGCACCCACTAGCTGAGAGAGTAGCCAAACGCATCAAACGCCGCGTCCCGAAGAACTATTTGCCTCGTGAAGAAGAGGGTCTCGTCCAACATATACCGGATACCAGTTATCTAAACTTTGACCAAGGTACGTGGCTTATACTAGCGCAAGCCGGTTACTTTTTGGAGCGGGCAACTGAAGACCTAAAAAGCCGTGGATATCTGTTCGCCTACCGCGGCCGACGGTCCATATCTGAAGCAATAAGCGAGGCCGTGAACGGCTGGGAGCAGTTGCGTAAAGGCAAGTCAGTTACAGGCAAGGTAGCGCGTTCTATATATAACTTCATGTCGGTGGGCGACCGCGTTCGTCGTGGTTTTAAGAAACTGCCTGCGCTGGACGATGATGAATTAGTTAGCTTGCAAGAGTTGACAACTAACCACGGTCTTGTCGCTACCGTTGATATGATATGGCATGAGGCTATGGATAAGATGCCCAGCCGCGAGCGGGCATACATCACGGCTTTGTTACGACGGGGCGAAAAATTTAATGCCGTGCCTCGTATTAACCTGTCCACGATCCACGGATCTAAGGGTGGAGAAGCGGAGAATGTTGCGTTGTACACGGACCTATCTCCGGCGGCAGTAAAAGCATCAGAGACAGCCCCCGATGATTTACATCGTGTGTTCTACGTCGGGGTAACCAGAACAAAGCAAAACCTTTACCTGATGGAACCGGAAGACATGAATAGGAGCTATTGGATATGAAGATACTGATGTTTTTTAAACTGCCGCTTCAGATAATTATGGCGGCCTATATTTCTTTTGCGCTAATCGCTATAACTATGGCTTGGAGCGAACACAAAAATAAAACAGAAGAAAAGGTGGTAATAAATGAATCGTGCAGAAATCCTGTCTAAAGCAGAGTCCTTAGTCAACGGCCCACGGGCCAAAGAATATGGTGATGCCCATGAAAATCATGCCCGCATTGCGCGGATGTGGTCTGTGCTTTTAGATGCTGATGTTTCTGTTGAGCAGGTTTATCAGTGTATGGTGGCCGTCAAACTTTGTCGTTTAATCGAAACACCCGACCATGAAGATAGTTGGGTAGATATCGCAGGGTATGCCGCACTAGGGGGCGAAGAAGAATAATGTCTTTACAAATGACAATGTGGGCACCAAAGAGTGAATGGGTTCCACCGGCTGAACTGCCAGACATCTTTGATGCCAAGCAAATTGCCATCGACGTTGAAACACGTGACCCAAACATCAAGACCAACGGGCCCGGATGGCCGACAGGTGATGGCGAGGTTGTGGGCTATGCCATAGCCGTTGCAGATTGGGCAGGTTATGTACCCATTCGACATCTGGGTGGCGGCAATCTGGATGAGCGCATTGTCAATAAGTGGCTGAAGAAAGTATTCGAGTGCCCTGCCGATAAAATTATGCACAATGCCCAGTATGACGCCGGTTGGATCAAGCGTATGGGCTTCACAATTAACGGCCGCATTATCGACACAATGCTAATCGCGTCCCTGCTTGACGAGAACCGATATAGCTTCAGCTTAAATAACTTGTGTTACGATTTGTTGGGCAAGATAAAAACAGAAAAGACCTTACAAGAAGCCGCCAGAGAGTTTGGTCTCGACCCGAAAGCAGAAATGTGGAAGATGCCTGCCATGTATGTCGGGCCATATGCACAGAACGACGCTGAGATTACGCTTCAACTGTGGAACTATCTGTCCACCCAGCTTACTAAAGAAGAGCTATGGCCAATAGCTAACCTTGAGCTCGACCTGCTACCGTGCCTAATTGACATGACATGGCGCGGAGTCCGTGTTGACCAAGACCGCGTAGAGCGCACCAGAAACCATCTGGTCAAAAAAGAAAAAGAAGTGTTGACACAAATTAAGCGGGTTGCCGGTTCCGAAGTGGAACTGTGGGCGGCCGCGTCAATAGCTAAAGCTTTTGATAAGTTATCTATCCCGTACCCGAAAACCGAAAAGGGTGCGCCGTCATTTACAAAAGCTTTTCTATTGGACCACCCGCATGAGCTGGCGCAACTTATTGTGCAGGCCCGCAACCTGAACAAGACCAGTGGCACATTTATTAACACTATAATGAAACACTGCCACAGTGATGGCCGCATTCATTCGCACATTAATCAGATTAGATCTGATGATGGTGGGACTGTCTCCGGCCGCATCTCAATGAACAACCCCAACCTGCAACAAATCCCTGCCCGCGACCCAGAGCTGGGCCCGATGATACGTAGCCTGTTCCTGCCGGAAGAAGGTGACCAGTGGGCGGCGATTGATTTCTCGCAACAGGAACCACGGATCTTGGTCCACTATGCTTATGTATATGGCAAGTCACGCGGCAAGCAGATGGCAGGTGTAGAAGAGTTTGTAGACAGCTACCGCAACGACCCCAACATGGACTTCCATACCATGGTGGCAGAGATGGCTAGCATCCCACGTAAGCAGGCCAAAACAATTAACCTTGGCATGATGTACGGCATGGGCGTGAATAAACTATCAGACCAGCTCGACATCGACGTAGATGAAGCAAAAGGTCTGGTTAAGCAGTACCATGAACGTGTCCCCTTCGTTAAAGGTCTGATGAACGGTGTACAGAACCGGCTGAACGACCGTGGGTCTAGCGGGTCTATTCGGTCAATACTAGGACGCAAATGCCGGTTTGACCTTTGGGAGCCTGACACGTTTGCCATGAACAAAGCTTTGCCTTATCAGGAAGCAGTTCAAGAATATGGCGAGACCACCAGATTAAAACGGGCTTACACATACAAAGCTTTGAACCGCCTCATCCAAGCCTCTGCCGCGGATATGACCAAGCAGGCTATGGTAAATCTGTACAAAGAAGGGCTGTTGCCCCTAATACAAATACACGATGAAGTTGCTATGTCAGTTAAAGATAAAGAACAAGCTGAGTACATTGCCAACATCATGGAAAATGCTGTACCATTAGAGGTGCCCAGTAAGTGCGATGTCGAAATCGGGCCTAGCTGGGGCGAAGCAAAGTAGTGTTTGAAGCATTCTTGCTAACTTGTTTATCAGAAGCCCCTATATATTGTGCTGAGGTAACAGGGGATCAGCTTCGGTATAAGACAGAAGCAATATGCAGAGAACAATTAGAATTATTGTTGCGGAAAGCCGTGGACGTTATGTACAGCTCAAATTTGGTAGAAATTATTCATATAGAAAGCTGGGATTGCCGGAGAATTGAATAGTGTTCTATGCAATTCTGTTTGCCTGTTGGGCAAATAACCCAGATATGTGCGTTACAATATTAGATAACCGCGGACCGTATCCTGAACCAGAGAAGTGCGAAGCCAGAGTTGTAGAAATGGTCAGAGATGTAACCTTTATGTGGGCGCAAACCGGTCAACTTTTTATCATCAACCACACTTCCTGCCACAAAATAGATAATTCTGTTGCCACTTAACTTTTTGAAAAGTAAAATGTAGGCTCCTCCCTTAGAAAACTGGGCTCTGTAAGCAATGCAGAGCCCTTTTTTGGTTGCATCTCTACAAGATATCCTATATCCTCGCTTATATAAACACAACATCTTGGAGAAAACCTGTGGATATAACTAAATGGAAATCTGTTCTCGTGCCGATTGAGGTATATGAAGAGATTAAGAGGATGGCAAAGGCTGAGGGCCGAACCATCAGCGGACAACTCCGCATGATGTGGGAGCATTGGCGCAAGACCCACGCTTGATTTTAAAAAATCAAAAATAACCTTGCAAAAAAAATTTACCCGTGGTATGGGATAATTAACACTAACTCTTATATAGGAGATACCTATGCAGAAACAAACCATCAATTTTCTGTTTGACGCTATTGACGATGTCGTTAATCGCTACAACAGCAACGGCCGCGTCAATAAATTGGACGTTGAATTGCTGGCTTCTTGGAAGACCATTGTCAAAGCTGATATGGAAAAACGTCAGTTGACTTTGAAGGACGTTCACCCCAGCATGATTAGGGGGGTTCAATTTGAAGCGGACTTCTCTGTACCGGAGCCAAAGAAAAAGGTGGGCCGTCCCAAAAAGAAACGTCCGGTAGGTCGTCCGCGTAAAACGGAATTAAAGGTGGTCTAATGATTAGTGGAGTAACTAAATGCTCCAAGTGCGATAAGAAAGCGGACGCCGTGGATAACGGCGTCCCTTTTTGCGCGGAGCACTGGTTTAAATATGCTTTGGTGGATACAAATGGAGTACGTGATTTGTCCGGAATGCGGCGGGGAAGGGAGATGCGAATACGAGGTAGCGTTTCCAGATCCGATGGCATGGCGAGGCGGTGAACTCCGTGGCGTCATAATGGAATGTGAAAAGTGCCACGGTGCAGGGGAAATAGAAAATGACGATTACGATGGGTGATGGCACCTTTAAAAAATATCTCGACATTAACCTCTGCCCGCGGTGCATGACCCAACTACCACCCGTAGAAGTGCACGGACATATTCAATGCTCCGTCTGTCACCTCTACATATCAGAATGTTGTCAGGGAGAACGCTGTGAATTGCCCCAAGTGCAAGAGCAAGAGCAAAGTGTACGACAGCCGGTCACGAAGGGGGACGGTACACCGGTATAGAAAATGCTTATCTTGCGAACATAAATATCAGACCGAAGAAGTCTTAATTCAAACCACCAAAAAACAACCGCGGCGCACGGCTCCAGTTAAGCCGAAAAAACGGATATTGAAACCTAAACCGCGGCGCACGGATCCGCTCATGTTAGATATAGATAGTATGACAGATGATGAGTTGATGGCGGCATTGGAGAACGGAAGTGTCAGTCCAGATATGCTAGACTAGCTTCCCAAGACTTACTTTCTAAAAATTCATTATCAAACTTTCGGGGCAGGACACGTTTAGTGACTTGCCCCGATAAACATTCAACCGGCTTAAACAAAACACGCTCGCAGTCCAGAGCTACGAGCGCGACAATATCACAGTCTTCTTTGGTCATGGCCCGCTTCTTACCGGTCACGGCAGTCGCGAACTGGTACGTCCAGCTATGTCGGTGTCGTTTTTTATCACTGGCCTTTACCTGTATCCGAATAGCGCGATTATCATGGTTGGCAATAATATCTATTGTGTCCAAGTTTACTATTTCACACGATACACCAAGTTTCATCAGGCGAACTGCACATATGTATTCGCCCAGCTTTCCCGCTTCAAAATTACGCAATCCACCCCCCGATGGTCGCGCCAGTCCCTAATTTTAGTATAACTTTTTAAAAATATTATAGCAAAAATATTTCTTGCTTTTTACCCCATAATGTCTTATATAGAATGTGCAAACAGCGATGGTTGCAATTCCCGTAGTAAAAGCCCTCAGAGTGTCCAACAGGCTCTGGGGGCTTTTCATTACTTGACATATGAGATGTTATAAGATATTATCTAAGTACAAAAACATCTGCACTTTTTTACGGGAGAAAAGTATGCCATTTAGAAAATTTTCTAACATACAAGTCCGCGAGATGTACAAGTATGCGGCAAAAAATAGGCTGTCTATTCGGCAAGCCTGCCGCAACAGGGGGCTGTCCAACAATGATTACGACATCATGCGTAACTGGGGCAGAAAGCTTGGCCTTAAATGTCTGACTCCTGCGGAAATGACCGGCCACTCTGAGCGCGACAGCCAATTATATGTCTTAATTGTGCACGGCGAAAAGACCGGCCTTTATGTTGGGTCAAGCACTGACCCCAACCTGCGCTTCAAACAACACGTAAGAAAAGCCCAAAACGAAGGGTCTAACGGCGTGAATAAGCGCGACCGCTTCATGTTCGAGGCAATGCAAGACCATGAAGACTGCTTCTCTTTTAAAGTATTTCCTAAAAAATACCGCGCATCACGGATTGCGCCCTTTGAAACTGCACTGATTGCAAAAATGAAGAAGGCATTCCCCGATGTTGTTTTCCTGAACAGCCTAGTCGGTGCACCGATGGGCGGTTACGGCGTTAAACTGTCTGAGGAAAAGGAACAGGCGATTATAGACGATTACACCAGTGACCGGATTACCACCGAAGATCTGGCGGAAAAGTATGGTGTCGGACGCGGTACTATAAACCGCATCCTGCAACGGGCGGGGGCAACCAAAACCCGCGCCGAAATGATGGTCAAATACGACGACACCACCCGCCAACAGATAATTGAAGATGTTAAAAGTGGGTCAACCGACGACGAAATCACAGAAAAATACGGTATGGCCAAGCACACCCTCTACCTTCTAAAAAAAGAACACGGCTTAACCAAGTTTTCCTGCCGTAAAATAACCGACATATCCGTTTCTGGGAAAATCTTCCCCACACTAAAAGATGCTTGCGACTACTTCGGTACGGTAGATTATTCGACAGCCAGTCGGCGCATACGGGTGCTGAACTGGCCCGTCGAACAAGCCTTGGAAATAGAACCGCGGATCACGCCCTATAATAAGCCGCTAAAAACCGTTACCGCCTTTGGTGTCGAATATAAGTCCATGACCCACGCTTCACGGGCCTTTGGGGCAAACCCAAAACTAGTCGCCTCACGGGTCAGAAACAGCGGGTGGTCTATCGAACAAGCCCTCACCACAAAAGTAGGCGATGGGCAATCGTGTGGGTGGAACCCCCCACCAGAAACACAAAACCGCTTAGAGCAGGCGAAGAAATTGGGGTATCGCTCGCTCGCCGAAGCGGCCAGAGCTCATGGTATCGGCGCAGGAACAGTAAGCCGCCGTCTTGCCGCCGGTATGTCTGTGAAAGATGCGCTGAAGACACCTTTAATGAACGGTGGCGAAGTGCGCTGGAGTAACCGCGCTTGACATATAGGATAATATAAGATATATAAAATGAACAACCTTAACTACGGGAGTAAAAGATGACTAACGAACTGCCAAAGGCGGTAGACCGCGTGTTCAAACATCACCACACGGAAAAGCCTGAAGAACTGCCACCAATCACGGTGGATATAATTAATCACGTGAGCGGCCTGTCAAATATCGTCGGCCACGTGACTGCAATCGGGGGCGATGCCCGCCTTATGGCATGGGATGGCGATGGTGATTACTGGGTCTGGCTCGAAGTTGACGAAGACAATAAATTTAAGGTCTTAGTCAACCTTGATGCCGCTCCGTCTCTTGATGACAAGGTGCTCAACGTAATCGGCTATTGCGGGTTCCATGACATTCCTTATCACATTAAGCACAAGGGAGAGAGTGATGAAGATGCCTAATATTATTCGCAACCCCGACGGCTGGTTGCCACACGAGTCTGCCCGCCTCATCTGCTTATGGTATATCAATGAGCTCGAATGGAATGGTGCTGATCGTGAAAGTCCCGAACTCGTACCGTGGATCACGGATCTGGAACATCTCCAGCACTCCATCGACTTGGGGATAAAAGGCTGGGTCTCCAGCCCGCGCATCGAAGCGCAACTAAAAAAGGACGCCCACCTGTGGAAGGACAGGTGGGTGCCGTGGGAAAAACGTATGCAATATCAGGGGATTTGTTACTAATGGCTGAAGAATATTTACCTGTTGAAGGTTGTGAAGAGTGCGAGTTTTTCGAAACCGCTTGTATTGAATGCATTTTATATGGCGAAGCCAAGAAGGTGAAAAAAGATGCCGATGAAGAAAGATGAAATATATAACCTGTCTAAAAACATAGACTTCACGGAAGCTCTTGGCGATGTTAATATGTGTGTGCAGTTATATGCGTCCCGCATTGCCGCTGAAGGTAACCACAGCCCAGAAGCCGTGGCCCGCGCACAACGCATCTTGGCATCATGGGAAAGGATTAAACGCGGATGAGCGAAACAGACTTCGACAGAGCTGGTGATGAGATAAACGCCCTTATTGATCAAATGATGGACGAAGACCTCAACGCCGGTGCCGTGCTTGGTGGTATGCTCACTGCAATCGTGTTCCGCCTCATCGTCAGCTCGCCAGACAGCACAACAGCCATCGGCATGATTACGTCATGCATGGCCAGCGGTGCTCGTATCGCGGCTGAATATGAGGAAACCGAAAATGAAACGTGCCATTAAACACAGAAATCCAATCCCCATCCGCGAACCACGGTTTAAGATGCAGGTGATAAAAACCAAAAAGGGCAAAGGCTCGTATAAAAGAAAAGACCGCACTCAGCGGTCTTTTTGCTTTTTAGGGGCAGAGAAAGTTTTAACTAGCCGATCCCAATATCTCTGCCCCTAACTTATTCTATTTAAAATCTGATTTACTGATATCTGTTTGGTCTTTGATTGTTCGCACAAACGCATCAATAAGCTGATAGTGTTGCCTTTCGGCTGGATAATACCAATCCTTTCCGAAATCAGGGTTTTCATAGGGGTTATCCATCCCCATAGTGTGGTTGGTTTCTTTAATCCCTTTGAGGATTTCAATCAGTTTATCGCAAGTATGATTATCCATTTTAACGCTCCATACCTTTAACAAACTCTTCATTGCCCTTGTATAAGTCCAGAGCTTCACTGGGAACCTCTGTGTGCTTCATGCCTAACGCCTTGGCTACTGACTGACGATAACTACGCAGGACGCGCTTATGAGCGATTACAGCTTCATCATTGCCCCAGAAATTACATTCATTAAGACAGATCCACTTTATAAACAAATTGGCCTGCTTTTGATTTTTTGCTTCTAGTTTCATGGTTGTATTCCCTTTCATGTTTCACGTGAAACAGTTAGATTTTATAAGCTCTCTTGAGCTTATAAAACTATATAAGATTTTTCCCATATTATATAGTGGGGTGCGACAATCTGACACACGTGTGTTGAGCTGAGAGACATTTTAAGCGTCCGCACATATACTGGCATGAAATGCCGCATTACCAAATTCTTGAGCACACCGGTTAGTGCAAAAATAACCACAATACATTTTATAACTTTCCCCGTCCCACAAAGTTAAAATGTCTCCATTAAAAGTTTGTTCACGCCGGATAACTTTTAAGTTTCCTTCGTATTTACCATAGTGTCTCTCCCACCAAATTTCAGTGTTCTTTTTTGCTTTCTTGCCGCAGTTAGGACAAAGAACTTGCTTATTAAAAATCATTTTTTATCTCCCACAATAAAATAAACACTTACTCTTATAATATAACATACAATCTTACATCCTATAACTTTCTCCCCTGAAAAAAAGAAAAGGCTCTGTAACCAAGGCTGGAAGCTAAAAATGCGATGAGCGAGGCCCGTGGTACTTACCCACCGGAAAACACCTGAAGCCACTGTATGGGCTTCTATGGGCGATTATGGGAGTTTAACTTAAACTAGGTTAATACTCATTATGGGTAATTTGTTAATACCCAAAACGGGTAATTAAAAAATAACTTTTGTAAAAAATTAACTTGACAAGTATGCGATAATATGTTATATAATAAGAGAGGCCCCTGTTGGAGGTGCCCCAATACCCAAAATGGGTATCGCTGTTTCTTATTGTTAATAACTACGGGAGGGTCTTATGACCAATCTTCGCATCAAGCCTGTCAACCACGGCTCATCCAAGCGGGATAAAAACCGCTTTTGTGGGCCAGCCGTAATCAGCGCAATCACCGGCATGACAACCGGTGAGGCCGCCGCCCAGCTCAGACGAGTTACCGGCCGCCGCATGATTACCGGTACTGGCAAAACCGAGCTGATGGATGTCCTGCACATGAACGGTATCCGAATGAGGGATGTCCGGCATTACTGGGACGTTAAGTTCAATCGGACGGACGGTGTCACGCTGGCCGGTTGGTTGAAAGCTTCTGTCAAAGACAGGGATGCCAAAAGCGTATTCCTCGTTGTGGCAGGCTGGCACTGGCAATTAGTGCAGGGCAGACGTTATGTCTGTGGCCTCACTAAAGAGATTGTCAGCATCCGTGATAAACGGGTGAAGCGTAGAGCAAGAGTGGCAGAGGTCTACGAGCTGCACGCAAAGTAGCTCTGACCGCGAACCACGGACCACGGGGCAGTCTTCGGATTGCCCCGTTATTTTGTCTTTTACCTATATAGGGAGAAAAAAAGAAAAAATATTTTTTGGAAAAAATATGGCGGTACTGACGTTACCGGTGTTACCCATCTCTGTAACCGTTGATATACAAGGGATACAGAAGATTTTAAGGGTAACACAAGTGGTAACACCATTGATTACAGAGGTGTTACCTTTAGACCAAAAATGAAAATCGGCCTTAGTGTGTCAAAATCAGAAAAAAATATTTTTTGAATTTTCCCCCTATATAGTATATTCCAAAATAAGGATGTTGACCTTTTTAACTGAGGATTGTTCTGATGGCTAAGATTGAGACTCGTGGACGGAAGAAAGCGACTGCCGCCCAGCCTTTGACGCGAAAGCAAGAGCTTTTTGTAAAAGAGCTTGTCAGCAAGGACGGCCAGATAACTTTGAGAGAAGCGGCAATCAACGCTGGGTACTCAGCCACCTCTGCTCACACGCGGGCTTATGAGTTGACCAACCCTGCCATATCACCTCATGTTGTTCACGCCATCCAATCCTATCGAAACGAACTGGACGCAAAATACGGGATAACTTATCTGCGCCATATCCGTGACCTTCAAAACATCCGCGACCTTGCCCTGCAAAACGGGGCTTACTCTGCGGCTGTTCAAGCTGAGTATCGGAGGGGTCAAGCGCAGGGCGACATCTATGTTAGCAAATCGGAAGTCCGGCATGGGTCAATCGACAGCATGAGCAAGGATGAAGTTTTGAAAGCTTTAGAGGAAATCAAGAATAGTTATGCCCCGATCACAATCGACATCACCCCAGAAGAAAAAGAAAACACCGGCAATCGCGATAAAGCGAGAGGGCGGCTTTTACAAACAAGTGAAGGAAGCGGCGCAGAGGTCATCGAGGAAACTATCTCTGACGAGGATTGAAAACTGGGTAGGCGCGGGCATACCAGACCTTGTCATATGTGATGAGACCGGCGCGTTTAATTTTATTGAACTAAAATATTGTACCGGCAACCGTGTTGAGTTGCGACCGTCTCAGGTGGCGTGGCTTACCAAACACCAGCATGGGTCATGTTGGGTTTTAATTAAGCGACAGACCAAGCCGACAGAACCGGCTGAATGCCTGTTATATCCGGCCAGCGCGGCAGTCGATTTAAAAATGGACGGCATCAGCAAAGTAGAACCCCTGTTTAGATGTGAGCAACCGTTTGTGTGGGAAACTATTTTTGACTTGACGTGTCCGACATAATCCCATATATATGGGGGTATCGTTCACAAACTACGGGAGTTATAAACGATGAAAAAATGGACACATGATTTTAATTTCGTGTTCACCGTTAACACGCACCAATCTGACCCAGATAAAATCTCACCAGAAAAAATTGCTAATGCCCTGTTAGAGACCATCCAAAATATGGATAGGCAGGAAATGTTTGAGCGGTCAGAATGTTATAATTCTTTTGCTGAGGAGCTGGACAATGAGAACGACTGAAAATTCATATTGGAACGGCACTGGACGTTTTCAGAAACAAGCTGAAGCTTTACACGAAATGATTGCTGAGAAAATGATTATGACCGGCCCGTGGCAGGGGCGGTTACCGTCTGTTCAAAAGGGCGGGGAAAATTACCATCTTGAACGGTTTCGCCGTATGCAAAACGCATACTATCGTTTGAATAACGACGGCGATAATAATTCCGTCTTTTCTGACATTCAGGGGTTGAAAGAACGCAACCCCAACGCAACATGGTCAAGCAGATATGAGCTGGCCGATTGCTTTTTAGATGAACGCATACAGTTGGCGTGGCAAGAACAGCGCACCAGCGAGGCATTCATGCTAAAGGGATTGCGTCAGTTGATTGATTACAACTGGGGCAGTGAACAGCAACACTATTTTGAAGAAGGTGAACCCGCTAACCATATCTTCCCAGTGTTGCAGGAATTAAACTATTATCTTGAAACAAGGGAGAATAAACCAGCATGATATTATTCAGTCTTATCGGCCGCCTGCTTTATGGCGAAGATTGGGAAAAACACACAAAAGAAAAACCCAAATATGTAAGCCGCCGCAGGCGAAGATAAACAGAACCCCGTCAGTCACCGCTGGCGGGGTTTTAACTTTTTGAAAAAATTACTTGCATTATATGCGAAATTATGAGACAACACCCTTACGGGCTAATTCCAGCCCGCATTTTCTACGGGAGCATTTAATATGCAAAACATTATCGAAAACACAAACACCGCCCCAGTAACAGGGGCTTATCAGACTAATGCTATTCAGCATGGTATTGGTAACAGCGCGGTTTCATCACAATGGTTCAGCCGTCCGGATGACCAGAAGTTTTTATCTTTGGATGAAATGCTGGCCTTTAAAAAGCAGGACGCCCGCTCTATGAATAGCCGCATTGTCAATACCCATAAAATGAACATTGTCGGCAAGCTTGATGAAGAAAACCCCAGCCGCGGAGATATCTTTGTTGAGTATACCGATGAACAGGGGCGTGAGGGTTTTAATGCGCCGACAAATTGGTCTTTTGGTCAGTTGTCTCAGTTGGCCGGTGCGCCTGCCGGTTATCTCAAAGACCTGCCTGCACCTATTGCGGCGGACGCCCTGCAATGGGGCCTGCGTTATAACCGGTCGCGTGAATTGGTGAAAGCTTATGGCCATGCAACCGAAGGCGGTGATTTACGGGCGGCAACCGGTGCTGATTATGGCCGGATTTATGACTTTGAAATTATCGAAGCAGTGAAGAAGTTTGCCGACCCTGACCGCTGGAAAATTCCGGGCATGATGACTGGCCAAAAAGAAGGTCGCGCTATTTATGACCCGTTCGTTCCGGTGACTAAAGATACGACGACTTTGTTTGCATCTGACCGTGATGTCTTTTTGTTTCTGGTAGATGACACGCACCCGATTGAAGTTGGCAAGCTTCCAAACGGTGACCCTGATTTAATGTTTAGGGGCTTTTATGCATGGAATAGTGAGACTGGCTCTAAGACTGCCGGAATTGCGGCCATGTATTTGCGCGGTGTTTGCATGAATCGCAATCTTTGGGGCGTGGAAAATTTTCAAGAAATTAAAATCCGCCATACCAAGTTTGCGCCCGACCGCTTCGCATATGAAGCCGCACCGGCTTTGCAGTCTTTTGCTCATGGGGCAACCGCAAACTTTTTGGACGGCGTACAGGCCGCGCAGGATGCAGTTGTTGCCCGTACCGACGAAGACCGGCTGGACTTTCTTACTAAGCGGGCAGGGCTTAGCCAGCGCATGGCAAAGGCCGCCGCCGCCCGTCATCTCGATGAAGAACAAAAGCCCGTCCGGTCAGTATGGGATGCCGCGCAGGCAATCACCGCGCTTGCCCGTGATATCCCGCATCAGGATAACCGCATTGACTTAGAACGCAAAGCGGGCGCATTACTGGATAAGGTGGCCGCATAACCGGCAAGCATAAAAAACTGAGAAAAGCCCCGTTATATTGACGGGGCTTTTTATTTTTGCTATATAGGACAAATCGCATAACTTTAACGGGAATTAAAACAATGCTGAAAACCACCGCAATATCACAAGCAAATAAGACGGCCGGTTGCGCTGTTACATACCGCGCCGGAACCGGTGACAAATTCGCAACTTGCCCCGCCGATTGCAAATTGAACCCTAGCGGGCGGGGTTGTTCTACCGGTCAGATTGATGTTGATTATCTGGACATACTGGCCGACGCCGTACCGCGCCGCGGCGTATCATTTACCTATTCACATTTTGACCCGCTATTCTGGCAACATAAACTGGCCGCCGGTAAAACCGTCATAAACTACAGCGCGGATAATTTAGACCATGCTTATAATGCTTATAATTACGGCGCGCCGGTTGTCACCGTTACGCCGGAAAACTTTTTTGCAAATGGCAAATGGTCTGCCCCGCATGGCTTGCGACTGGTGCGCTGTCCTGCCGAATATAACAGCGCGGTAACGTGCAATAATTGCGGGGACGGCCTGCCATTATGCGCCAGACCAGACCGCGATTACATAATCACCTTTACTGCTCACGGCGCGAGCAAAAAAAGAATAAACGACGGCGAGCGCGGCGGCTGTTATGCCGACGGCGGCAACGTCAATATTCACTGGCAACATACCGCTAAGCAAAAGCAGAATGAGACCGACGGCGAGCGGTTAAAAGCTTTTGTTAAAACCCTGCCAACCGGCACCATATTAAGGCATCATGTAGCCGGTGATATTGGCAAAGAGAAATTAACGGAAAAATACGATTTAAAACCCGTTAAAATAAAGCGCGGTCTATTTCATACTTAACCCGCCTCGCCCCGCCTCGCCCCGCCCTAATCCGGCGGGGCTTTTTTATGGGAGTTGACATTGTATAAGATTTACCCCATATTATCCCAGGGCGGCCGGATGGTCTGGCCGCCGGTTTTAGAAAAGGGAATTTAAACCATGGAAAACTCAAATCTTGAAAACCAGAATGAAACTCCAAAGACTGGCGCGGAATATTTGCGCCAGTTAGCGGACGCCGCCCGCAATGCAGGGTTTTCGGATTTACCGGTTAATGCTTTTGATATCGAAGCGGCCGCCGATAAAATCGAACAGCAGGCGCGGGAAATTGAATCTTTAACGCAACAATCTGAAAATCATCAAAAGCGGACGCGGGATATCGTGCAAAGCAATAACCGGTTGGCCGACGCGATAATGTCGATTATCGGAGACCGCGTTGAAGCGATTGCCGACGGCATGATAGAAACAGTCGCCGATCACGTGCGAGACAATTTTGATATCACCGAATATGAATACCAAATTCACGAAATGATTGACGATAAAGTACCCGAACAAAAAGACGAAGATGAACAGCGCGAGGCTGTTGAGTCTATCGTTAAAGAAGTGTTATCCGGCGCGACTCTAACAATCGACGTTTAAAGCCCCGCCAGTTAACACAAGCCCCCCGCCGGTGTATTTCATCGGCGGGTTTTTTCATGCCTGCTCACTGGCCTTTAAATCGCGTTTAATGCCAGTTAATCTTGCCGCGGCCCGCCGCCCGCCCCCAGTCTAAAACCTACCGCGCCCCGCTGGCCGCTGGCCATGGGCTAACATTTTTAAAAAATTAGCCGCGCCGGATGCCGC